CGTCCGGCGATTTCCTTGGTAGCCTTGGTGGTCAGAAGCAGAGTGTATTCCTCATCACCGATGAGGATATTGGCAGAGCGTTCAGTAATCATAGGTCATCCTCCTTATTCAGCGGCTTCGGTAGTATAGGAAGGCTCGTACACTTCCGAATACCAGTTGGTGATCACATCAGCGTCAACAGCAGCATCACCCTCGGTGACCTCTGCCTTCCAGGGATGCTTGTTCTGACCGTCCACCTTGTTACGGCGCAGGATCGTGCCTTCGATGGTGGGGGTGCTGAAGGTGATGCTGTCACCCTTGGTAGCAAGGTTCGTGGCAGGAACACCGAACTTCACACGGTACAGCCAGTAATACTTGTACTTGCCATTGGACTTCTTTGCACGGAAGCCAACAGCCACAGGAGCGCCACCGTCCTCACTTGCGGAGACCACGACACCGTTGGCATCAATGGTTGCGCCAGTAAGATCGGAAGCGGTGGATGCGCCGATATCATCAACACCCAAAGAAAGAGTGCCGGACTTGAACTCCTTGACGATTTCGGAAGCGCCGTCATCGGCATAAAGGGTTGCCTCCGCAAGTTCTACGGAGAGGTCGGCAGTCATTGCCTTTGCCAACTGTACCGGGGTCTCATAGGTTTCGTTGCCGTTTTCGTCCTCGGTGATTTTGGCGTAATACAGTTTATCAAGACCGATAGTAGCCATGATTTATTCCTCCATTTCATAGTGTTTTGCTACATCCACAGCGTAGTGGTGGTAGCCTGTTTCGGTTTCATAACCGATGTATCTGCGGTCGGTTATGGTGAAGTCAAATGCCAGAAGCGCTTTCACAACAGCGTTCTTTTCCTTTGTGTAGCTGCCCTGGGCATATAAAGATAGTCGAGCCTCCTGCACATCATAGCCGGGAGTGTTATCTGCATGGAGGTTGAAGGTGTCCGTGAGCGGAACCACCACAATGTACTTCGCAGGGGCGGCATCACTGAACACGCCTGTTTCAATAGGAAGATCCAAGCCGGAAAGTGCCGTCTGGATATCGGATAGTACGCTCATAACTTTCTGACCTCCTCTTCAAATTTTTGCTGCATCGCGGCTTTACACGCAGCCTTCGATGCCGATTTCGCAGGCTTCAAAAAGGGCTTCGGTGGCTGACCGTGTTTGCCATATTCGATGATATTGGCGAGTTTTGCGTTGCTGCCGCCATCACTACGAGGTTCGGAAAAGCCGACCTTCACGTTGTGATTGCCGTTCTTATCCGTTTTCGCAGGGGTCAGACCCAACGCAGACTCCAATTCGCCCGTGGATCGAGACTCGTATTTCGTTCCGGCACCGACCACGGAAGAAAGGTTGCTCTGCACTTTCTGCAGGACAACTTCGCCGCCTGCTTCCAGGACGGTTTCTGCAACCGCATCGAAGTTACTGCCAAGACGGGACATTCTTTCCAGGAACTCGTCCGGCATCTTAATATCAACCTTTGCCAACGGTAGCCACCACCTTTTTGGCAAGAACCTCCGTGTACATTCCACGGCCTTTCACATCCTCAACAGAGGTGATTTCGTAGCGGTCACCATCGCACACGATGATGTGATCGGTGGTGATGCCGATGCCGGGAATGACGCGAAAACGAAACAGATCGGTTGCTTCGGAGAATGCAGCGAGGTTTGCCCAACGCTCACTTCCGTGGCGACCTTCTCTGTAAACACGGACAGAAGCGAGGACTTCATCCACCGTAGTAGTGAAGCCCTCGCTGTCCTTGACCTTTTTGATAGCAACAATGTCGGCAAAGCCATTCATTTTTCCGAAACTCATATCACACCTTCCAATCTCGGTCGAGCCGTAAAAGAAGGGTGACCGTGTTCCAGATTTGCTGTCCGGCTTGCACATTGTCGGCAAAGAAACCGCCTGTGGAGCCGTCACGGGACTCGTAAAAATGCGATGCCAACATAATCACTGCCTGTTCGGTAGTGGCTGGCATCGCATTCTCGGAGTAGTACCCCGCAGGAATATGCTGATAGCTTTCCGCATAGGAAACGGCGGCAGTGATGAAGCGTTCAATCAGCCCATCATCTGCCGAGTGTTCCAGAATCAGATTCTCTTTGACCTTGGGAAGAAGTTCACTCATCACTGCCACCTCCAATCTTAGGCAGTAGCCATCTTGAGAACCTTAACGGCTTCGGGGAGAACCAGCTTGCCGTCCACACGCTCCTTGGCAACGAAGCCAACCATGCCGTTACCGGCGAAGAGTTCCTTCAGTTCCGCAAAGGAACGAGTGCCACGGTCACCGATGTTGTAGTAGTTGTAGTCACCGAAGGCAACCGCAGGCATACCCGCAGTGATTACAGGGAAATAAGGAGAGGTGTAAACCTCGTAGCCCAACAGTCTGCCGGGTTCGCCTGCCTGGATGGAATCCTGCCAGAGGTAACGACCGTTCTTGTCAGTCAGCTTGCGGATGGCTGCCAGAGTCTGATCGTTGCAGAGGAACTTGGCATTCTTACGGTAGGGACGCTTGAGGGAGTACACCAGGTCGATGAGTTCATCGGAAGTGATCTCGGTCGCAGAAGCGGCAGTCACACCGATTTCAGCACCGCCTTCATCGGCAAGCAGACCCAAAGGCTGACCTGCGCCGGTACCGTTGATGAAAGCATCCTCTTCGGCATTGGCGAGAGCCTTGGCAAACTGACGGAGGATGTACTTCTCAAGCTGGAAAGCATTGTCGTACAGAAGTTCCTCGGTCACCTTAACGGCAACGTGCAGCTTGTGGGCATCCAGGTTGATCTGGGCGAACTTCGCATCACCCCAGGTGAGTTCCTCGCCCTCATCGATCCAGGCTGCCGCAGGCTTGGTGGCTGCGATATTGATCTTACGCTCACCGCTGGTAGTGATAGTGTGACCCAGCTTACGGAAGATGTTCTCCTCGGTCAGAGCCTCAATGAGGCGGGAGTCATACTCTTCGGGAACCAGGTAGCCACCATCGGCATCAACGCCCTCCTGGAGAATATTGGACACCTGGCGGAAGTTGGTGCGGAGTGCCTTGAGCATCCCGTCCTTGTAGGCATCGGATGCACGGCCGGTCTTTGCCTTCTGGCCGTCCGCAGGCTTGCCGTTCATGGGCTTTTCGGTGATGGGAGTAGAAGTGGGCTTGGAAAGCTGTGCATCCATAGCGGACATGGCTTCCATACGCTCAATTTCAGCACCGTAGTCCTGAACCTTCTTTTCCATCTGGGCATAGGTCTTGGCATCCTCATCGGAAAGCAGACCGTCTTTGTCGCGCTTGGTCTCTACAAAAGCCTTTGCAGCTTCCCAAGCCTGGTTACGCTTTTCGCGCAGCTCGTTGATAGTCATAATAAATTACCTCCAATTTTTAATGAGATTGAGCCGATCCATAAGGTCATCGGCTCTGTGTTTGTGGGTGGGTTTGGGTTCGATTGCACACTTGGTGGCAATCTTGTCCATGAGGGAATTGACCACGTTGGCCTTGGAATACAGCATGGAGACTGTAGGTGCTTCCACATCCTCGGTATCGCCGGAACGCTTCATGATTTCATCCGCAAAGCCGAGTTCAACGGCTTTATTGGCGTCCATCCAGGTTTCGGCATCCATGAGGTGGGACAGCTTTGCACGGGACAGCCCGGTCTTGATTTCGTAGGCATTGATGATGGAATCCTTAACGCTGCCGAGCATATCGATGGCTTTCTGCATTTCGCCGGAGTCACCGAAGGCAATGGTCATGGGGTTATGGATCATCAGCATGGATACCGGGGACATCAGAACCTTGGTGCCTGCCATAGCGATAACGGATGCTGCGGAGGCAGCGATGCCGTCAATCTTGACCGTGACATTTCCCTTGTAGTCCATCAGCATATTGTAGATTTGGGCCGCCGCAACGCAGTCACCGCCGGGACTGTTAATCCACACGGTGATGTCGCCGGAGCCTGCCATCAACTCATCCTTGAAAAGCTGTGGAGTGACATCGTCATCAAACCAACTTTCCTCTGCGATGGTGCCGTTCAAGAACAGCGTTCTCTCCGCCGGAGCCATCTCCGTCTGTGCCTGGTTCTTCCACTTCCAGAACTTCTTCATCGGGATTTTCCTCCTTTCCGTTATCAGTAGGTGTATTTGCAAAAGCCCCGGCATTTTTCAGCGGGAGCATATTGCCGTTGATGAGGTACAGGTCGCCACCGTCTTCCGCAGGAATGCGGTCGAGGTTTTCCAGTTCACGGATGTCATTTGCGGACATCCAACCGTTCTGGCGACCAATGGCGTAGCCGTTCATACGGCTTTGGTAATCGCCTCGGAGCAGACCTTCCACATTGAACTTCACAAAATACACAGCCTTTTCATCGTGGGACAGGAGCGCCCGCTGAATGGACTGCTCCCAACGAATGACCCAGGGGTCAAGGGTGTATTTCACAAACTCAAGGGACTGCTGCTCAATATTAGAAAAGCTCGACTTCTCCAGATCACCGACCATGTGGGGCGGGACACGGAAAATTCGAGCAATTTCATTGATTTGGAATTTGCGGGTCTCAAGGAACTGCGCCTGTTCCGGCGAGATGCCGATGGGCGTATATTTCATACCTTCCTCAAGCACCGCAATCTTGTTAGCGTTTCCGCTGCCACCAAAGGTGGACTGCCAACTCTCACGCACACGCTGCGGATCTTTGATGGTGCCGGGATGTTCCAGGACACCACCAGGAGCAGCGCCGTTTGCGAAGAACTTGGCACCGTACTCCTCACAGGCAATCGCCATGCCGATAGCGTTCTTTGCCATTGCGATGGGGCTATAACCCACAAGACCGTCAAAGCCAAGTCCGGGAATATGAAGCACATCGGAAGGCTGAAGCGTTACCGCAAAATCCTTATTCTTAATGGCTTCATCGGGACCGCGGTAGTAGGTGTAGTACAGACGACCGCGTTCATCTCTGTCCACGGACATCTTGTTCGGCATCAGCGGATACAAGGCAACAACCTCATTTTTGCCGTTGCGGATGACCTGGGCATAAGCGTTGCCCCACAGGAGCAGATGGGTCATGAGTGTCTCACGGAACACGAAAGAACTCATTTCCGGGTTTGGCTCATCGTGAAGCAAACGGTACAGAGGATGGTCGAGAGCCTTTTCCTTTCCACCGTCATCGTTGTACTTGTAGAGATGCAGCGGAAGACCCGCCACAGCCTCTGCCAGGATACGGACACAGGAATACACGGCAGTCATCTGCATGGCAGACCGCTCTGTTACATTTTTGCCGGAGGACGTTCCACCCATATAAAAGGCATAGGAACTTCCGGCTGTACGGTTTTGAGGCTTATCTCTGGATTTGAACAGCCCAGAAAAGATACCCATCACACATCACCTTCTTTCAGTCGTTCTCGCAGAGAATCAAAAAACGCCCTGCCTTTGATGGGAAGTCCGGCAGCAAGCCGTTCATCCTCAAAAGCAAAGCGTGTTTCCAGTTGCTCAACGGAGTAGTGTTTCAAAAACGTGCGCCAAGTGCGAGAGTCCCAATCACGCAGTTGCGCCCATAGGTCTGGGAAGTGCTTACGCAGTTTCCGCAGTTCATCATAGGATTGCAGCGGACAGCACCAACAGGAAACCCGATGGAAAATGTCATACAGACCGTCCCAATCGAAGCCTCGTTCCTTACAGTACGCAAGGCAGTCAGCTTCAGTCATACCCCAATCAATCAGTGGGTAGTTGAAATCGTGGACGCGCTGTGGCTCGTCTGCCGCAATACCGATGTACTGTACCAATTCATATTCCTTTGCAAGGTCACGAAGGTAGCGGTCAATTACTCGTTGCTTCAGCATGGCAGTACACCATCGATTTCGAGGACCCGCCCAACTGTACCCCTTACGCCCGAACAGTTCCGGGTTCTTTCGCTTTGGCATATGCTCCAACAGCAAATACTCAAAATCATAATTGGATTTCAATCGAGTAATCGGTCTGCCGATATACTTTTCCAATTTGTCGATGTGGTGGTACATACCCTCGAACTCTAATCCCGTATCACAGAACAGAATCAGATCTACGGGCATTCCTTCCTCCAACATTCGCAGAAGCATTGCTGTGGAGTCTTTGCCGCCGGAGAGCGAAACAATATGGAGTTTTGTTTTTTCCATTTCACACCTCCGTCATATAAACAAAATGCCCCGGTCATCGTAGACCGAAGCAGAAGTATCGTTGCCACAGCGGATCGCACGGTCGAGTGCCATGATGGTGGCAACTGCACCGTCAATTTTCTCTGTGGATTTTTCCTTGTCCGGCTTGATGTTGCCAGCCGGATCGGTGCGGATGAAGATGTTGTCCATCATCCAACGGAGAACGGGATGTCCACCGTGGGCGATACGCTCTTCCAACACCAGTTTCATGAGTTCCTTTGTCGGCGGGGACATATCTTTGAAGCCCTGTCCGAAAGGAACGACCGTGAAGCCCATCCCCTCAAGGTTCTGTACCATCTGTACAGCACCCCAACGGTCAAAGGCAATTTCACGGATGTTGTATTTCTCACCGAGCCGTTCTATGAACTGTTCAATGTAACCGTAGTGAACCACATTGCCTTCGGTTGTCTGCAGGAAACCCTGCCGTTCCCACACATCGTATGGCACATGGTCTCGCCGGACACGCAGATCCAAGTTGTCCTCTGGAATCCAGAAGTACGGAAGAACGACATATTTATCGTCCTCATCGGTGGGCGGGAAAACCAATACCAAAGCCGTGATATCTGTGGTGGACGACAAGTCCAGACCACCGTAGCAGACGCGGCCTTCCAAATCGTCCTCGTTAACGGTGAACTCGCATTTATCCCAGATGTGCATCGGCATCCAACGGATAGCCTGCTTGACCCACTGGTTCAAACGAAGCTGCCGGAAAGCGTTCTCCTCGCCGGGGTTTTGCTTTGCCGACTCGCAGGCATCACGCACCTTGTCGATGCCGACTGTGATACCGAGAGAGGGGTTGGCTTTCTTCCAGGTGGCAGGGTCCGTCCAGTCGTCTGCCTCGTCCGCACCGTAGATGACGGGATAAAAGGTGTGGTCGATTTTTCTGCCTTCAATGATGTCCTTTGCCTTTTGGTGGATCTCGTAGCAGATGGACTTGGTATCATTGCCGGCAGTCGTGATCAAAAAGTACAGCGGTTGCATACGAGCATCGCCGGAGCCCTTGGTCATAACATCAAACAGTTTTCGGTTCGGCTGCGTGTGCAACTCATCAAAAACAACGCCGTGGGTATTGAAGCCGTGCTTGTTGCCGACATCGGCAGATAGCACCTGGTAGATACTGCCCGTGGGCTGATAGATGATTCGCTTTTGAGAGTCCAGGATTTTCACTCGCTTGGAGAGTGCCGGACACATACGAACCATATCCGCAGCCACATTGAAAACGATGGAAGCCTGCTGACGATCAGCGGCGCATCCATAAACCTCGGCGCGTTCTTCACCATCACCGCAGGTCAGAAGCAGAGCCACGGCAGCCGCCAACTCGGACTTGCCTTGTTTCTTGGGAATTTCGATGTAGGCGGTATTGAACTGGCGGTAGCCGTTGGACTTCAGCGTTCCGAATACATCACGGATGATTTGCTCCTGCCAGTCGATCAGTTCAAAAGGCTTTCTTGCCCAGGTGCCTTTGGTGTGGCACAGACTTTCAATAAAGGCGACCGCATAGTCAGCGGCAGTCTTATCGTAGTAAGACCCATCACTCATGAAACGGGTCGGCTTGTACTTTTTCAGTTTTCTGATATGCGTCACCTCCTCAAAAAGGGTATAAAAAATAGCCGCCACCCAAGCAGGTGCGACTGTCATATACGAGGAAAAGAGCCTCTCGGCTCAATTCCTGCTGTAGGAAGGGTTATTTCAGTTGTTCGAGGCACCAGGCAATGGCGTGACCGTTATCAACAAAGCGCTCATCGGTCTTTGCCCAAGGAGCCAGTCGGCACTCGATTTCACCGAGGTCGGTTTCTTCGGGCGTCTCAACGAACTCGAAAATCTCTGCGGTGAATCCGCCTTTCCAATGGTAGTCCGTAACGAAAACCTTATCGCCGAACTTGAGAACCGCACCGTAGCTTGCGGAAACCTTCATTTGAAGCTGCTCCATTGTAGTGAATTCCATTTTGTTTTCCTCCGTTTTTTCTGTGTTTTCCCTTTCGGTGTGACACATATTACCTCTGAATACACATAATATCCAGTGGTTTTGCGATAATAAACTACACGATCATTTTGCCTTTATGGGCAGTGGTATTGTGTAGTTTATGACTC